ACCAGGTAAATCGGATCCACTTTCATCAGCTGCATCTACAAACTCCTGTAATTCCTGCGCCATCTTGCAGGCTACCTCCATAACATCATCTACCGTTAAATCGTCACCGCCACTCATAACGATGCAATATCTAATGACATGGGTTGGTACTGACCAGATTCATCACGTTCATAAATTCTGATATACGATTTGCGGCCAACCAAATGCATTGAGTTATCGATAGCCTTCATGGCTTGCACCCATTTTTCATCTTTAAAATTATGTTGCTTAAGTTCGAGCACACGTTGAATGCTAAGGTTGCCTTGCTTATCAGCTTTAAACGCTTTAAGCACAATGGCTTTAATATTCACGTTCGAACCCTTTGACCAAATCACCAGACATTCATCTATTAAAGATTTTGCAACCTGTATCTGTTCGTCAAACTGAAGCGTGTCACTGTAGGTGCGCATCAGTTTGAATTTTCCATCAAATGAATAAAGAGAAACATTCCCTTTTTTACCGCCTACCGATGCATCATATTGTTTTGCAGAGTGCTCAATAAAAGCCTCAATACGTTTGCCCGTTTCTTTTTTAAATGCTGCTAGTGGGTCACGTATTTTTTTGGCCTTTTTAACAACATCAAGCACCAGTTTGTTTCTATCTAGATCAATTTGTTTAATTGTTTTTGTGGGCACGAGGTGCTCGTTAGCATCCATCATGTAACCCCTGGGTATTTCAGTTTCGTATTTTTCAGCTTGCTCTGACATGGCTTAACTCTCTTTAGTTGGTTTATTAATATTTGGGTTTAATGACTCTGCCGGATTAATAAAGGTTGAATCATCGGTTTGGTTTTGTCCTGGTACATACATGGCATGCGATGCATTGCCCGTTGTTTTAGTTTGCTTTCGGTTTCTTAACTTATGTTCATGTTGCTTTTCATTTTTACCTATTGCCTGGTCGGCACGGTTTGCTAACAAACCCAGTAAGTAACCATTGCCTTTTAATGGCAATACTAATGATGGTGGGCGGGTATCTACCAGATAGGTCATGGCTTTTGCAAATTGTTCTGCTGGTACGGCATAGGTCTCATGCCCACGCTTTATTGCTGCTGCTTTAATTAACGGCTGAAGCTCTTTAACAATTCGCAGCATTTTTAAAGAACGCAGCTTTTGTTTGCCCTGAAATAAACTTAAGTATTGCCACATGGGGCGGTGCACTAAATCGGGCAGTGATAAAACCAGCTCAACCAGTTCTCGCCAGTCGTCATCATTTCGAGCAAGGCCTAAGTCAAACTCGTCACCACAAGTTGGGCATGTTATCTCTAGGCGCATAACTGCTTCATAGGTGTTTTGTTGATTAATAAAATGTAGGTGTTCCATATTTCAGTGCAGGCCTCATCTGGTGTTTTAGGCTGCTGCCAAACTGAATAATGTTTAAGTGGTGGCACAGGCAGCCCCCAGTCGCTACCTTTTGATTTTGTAAGTGTGAAAGCCTCAATTGCCAAAGCGTAATTATCTACAACTTTTATTAAATCTTTTTCTTCAGATGTTGGTGGCATGATATCGAGATGGTTTAATATCAATTTCTGCAAACGGTTTTGTAATGGTTTTACGTTTACGCTGTTGGTCATTTTCAGTGGCGTTACAATATCGCCAGTGTAGGCTTCATGTGCATCGTGTAATAACACTTTTAAAGCCGTGGTGTGAGTAGCCCCGAAATACTTCATAGCTAGCTTAGCGCACCATATAGAGTGCTGGGCTACCGAATAAGGAAATTCACCTATCGTGTGCCCATTAAAGCGTGCAATACGACTTAAACCATAAAAAATATCTTCAAGACAAATCTGGTCAACATGTGGTGTAACCAAATCAACAACTTTTCCTGTAATCGTTTCAATTGTCGGATTCATGCGTGTACCCTCTGTTCGTTAATATGACTTTTGCGATGATGGCGTTGTTTTTTCTTTTTACTCACGTGTTGAAAAAAAGCGCCATAACGTGTGCCGCCACCCGGAAGGCTTTCAATTTCAAGCTCGTGTTTTTCAACTAGATCCTGAATACCCTCTGTTTGATTTATAATTTCCATGTAACGTTCAGGTGAAGCCAGAAAAGCTTCAAAACGAATGCCACGGCCATTTAAGTTGTGCAGCTTGTCATAGGTCATATACATATCGCCGTAGTGTGCAATGTATTCATCGCTATAACTTTCTGCACGTCTATTTATTTTCTCTGACATCATGCTCTCCTTATTTATTAGGCCGCTCAAAGCCCAGTAGTTGCTCACCAATTTGATAAATCATACTTGGTGTTAAATCATTACCTTTACGCAAGCCATAATCTCTAACACCGGTTATTAAACTGTGTGCCAATACCCGTGCAGAGCCATCGCACATTTCATAAAAAGCTTTGTGTATTTCAGGTGTTAATTTTGCTTCGTCGCTCAGCGCGGCTTCTACAATGCTTTTTGCATCGTGCTCTTTTATGCCTTTAATAACGGGCGACCAGTAAAGTATGCGTGATGATATTTGACCAAAGCGGCCTCGCGGGTCGCGTATCATCGGTTGCAAGTACTCTGTGCCGCATAAAACCACCCCGACTTTTGCAAGGTCTGATATGCGTCTAATGAACTCCAGTGTTTGAGGTGTTACTTTGTCGGCTTCATCTAAAATAATTAATTTATCTGAGCCGGTCAGTCGGGTGATGATTGCCTCCATCATGTCGCTCTTGGTGCCGTTGCTCCACTTATGTGTTTTATGCACAATAGCGCCTGATTTATAAACCAGCTCGCGCAGCAGAACAGGTGTATTCATATCGGGCGTAGCTTCAATCACAATACAATTTGGGTGCAGCTCAGCGTAGCGTTTTAAGCTTTTGGTTTTACCTGTTCCCACAAAGGCAGACACAACACTGAAGCTTCTGTATTTATGGGCGCGTTTACAGGCTGCACGAACCGACACGTAAACCGATGTTTCAACAAAAGGGTTATCTGTTATGTTTTCATCTTCACGCTCTTTCTGGCGGGTGATGGTGTCGAGAAGTTGTGCTAATTTTTCACTCGGTGGGCTCGGGTATTTACCGCGCAATATTGAATTAACGGCAGATGGCTTTAAACCCGCTGCCGTGCACAGCTTTGTTTGAGAGCGCTGGTTATCAAAGCCAGGGTCGTGCTCTTGCCCCTCGTTCAGCCAATCTATTATTTCAACTACCATGCGCTGGTCTTCACCAGAATACGCACTAGAAAATTCAGCCGGTATTTTCACTAAACTTTGCACATGCTCTTTTACTATTTTTGTCATATATTCACCTTTAGTTTTTATTAATAATCAATGTCATCGAAATTTAAATTTACTTTTACTTCCTCAGCGCCTTCGTCATCATCAATATCAAACAAAGGTTCTGAGTTATGCTGCTCTAACCCTTCTGGCAGATCATCTGAGTCCAGTTCATTTGCAACTTCTTCATGATCAATTAACATTTTTGCCTGGGCGCGTTTTTCATCGGCATGTTTTTCAAGACGTTTTAACTGGCCTTTTAATCGGTTTTGTTGCATGTCTTCCATCCGGCTATCTGTTACATAGAGTGTTTTCTGAGTGAGGCTTGCATCACAAATTAAAGATTCATCTGTTTTAAGTACTCGCACCATCGAGTCGTTATGTAAGTCGTATTCAACATATACTTTCTGGGTATTGAATTTTATTAACTCGGGGTGCCTATATTCACGGTTGAATAATGTAATAGAGCCACGACGAATTGTTCGTTCAATGCGGGGCCTTATAATGGCCTGTGATGTCATATGAACCGGCACGCGTTCTAACTGTGCCCAAAGGCTGGCTGGCGTTTCACCATTTAATGCGGCATGGGGTCTGTTGTTATAAAAAGCAATGAATTTTTTTAAACCTTCGAGATAGGTTTTTAAATCGGGTAGTTGTTTTTTGCCTTGCTTTACATCAGTCAGTAATTTTTTAATGGCATCTGGTGCCATGTCGTGACCACAATAACTTTCAAAGGTTTTATCAAACTTGTCTCTCAGTGTTCTAAACCAGCGCTCAACCTGACCTTTACCCTGCGGGTTACCAGGAATAGAAAACATCACACTTAAATCGAAGCGTTGATAAAACCCTGTAGATTCATCGTGCATCATTTTGGCTTTAAACCCGCTGCCGTTATCTATATGTAAACCTGCTGGCACATGATCGTGTGTAATCAGTGCGTGGCTTAATGAAAACAAAGTAGAAAAACTTGATTCTGCAACACTCATATACCAGCCCACTAAATAGCGGCTGCGCACATCAATCCACACCGTAAGCTCTGGCCGCCATGGGTTGCCTGTAATGGGGTGAGCTAGGTAGGCATCTATTGTGTGACCATCACCCTGATAAATGCCGCCAATAGGCAGGCACTCTGTGTCACGAATGCGTGCAGGTTTTTGTGTGTCGTTAAATAACTTTGTGCCCATGCGTCTGCGCATCCGTACATCAAAGGGCAGTGAATTTATATAGCGGCGCACTCTGTCTTCAGTAACATCGTTAACACCTTCTTGTTGTAGTAACTCGGCAACAGTAGATACCGCTAATTTTGACGGTTGTTGATACCAGTAAAGTGCTCTTGCTTCCCAGCCATAGGTTTTACGTTGCCGACCAATGTGGCCGCTTACTAAACCGACTAATGCATATTGTTTATAATCTTTTATCCAGCGCTGAATCGTCGCCATGCTGGGGGCTTTGTTTTTTCTACCCAAATCAATGGCTAGCTTCATAAGCTTTTCAGGGGCATTACTGGTTTCAATTGAAACCAGTAAATGCTCTATAGCTACCCGCGCACTTACACCTTCTTTCATGCTTTGTATAACAGGCATAATTAATTCTTCACGTGAACGTGCCAGCTTGCGTTTACTCTGGGGTAATTTATCCCATGCGTTTTCATCAACGCTTATTGCTAATTCATGCTCTGGGCTTATGGCGACAATATTCATAACTTAACCTTTAGCTGGGCGACCGCGACCTTTCGGTTTTTTTATGTCACGTTCTGTTTTTCGCATAATAGATTCATGCTGGTGTTGTTCTAAAAGCAGCTCACGTTCTTGAATAACTTCAAGCACTTCAGTTTCATTAAAATAATAAGAAGGTGATGCAGGGCCTCGAACATCTTTGGGTAATGAGCTATCAAGTTCTGTTAAAAACTTTTCTGCTTTTGCAATAGTGCTGCGCAGGTTGTGATACAAACTTGATGCTGCAATATTCCAGTTTCGCTTATGTTCAGCGTCACCCTTACGGCCCAAATCTTCGAGCTGCTGATAGAGCTTTTCAGTGTCATCAAAACACAGGCTGGCTTTATCCATTAAGGCAGTTGACTCATGGCGGGTTGTGGCAACAAACTCAGGGTATGGGCTAGAGCGTTGTTTGTTTTTCAGGCGTTTCTTTAAATCGGTATTAGAAATTTCAGCGGTATCGAGTCGCTGGCTTAAGGTGGCTACCTTTTTATTAAGGTCAATGATTTCGCGAAGCTCTTCTCGACTCATGTCTTCGGTTATTTCATTACTGTTTAGTAGGTCATTTACAATTTCGGGGGTTGCACTGGCCAGAACTGTTAACTTTCGTTGTGGCATCTTTGCTGCCAGTTTTGCATTTTGGTTAGAAAGGCTATGCAGTAATTGAGCAATTTGCATAGCAGACCTAACGCTTCTAGATGAGCGTCCTGTTTCTTTTATCCAGCTTTCAAATAAACCATGACCTAGCTCACGTTTTTTTGCAGCATAACCAAACCCCAGCTCAACTTTACAAATATCTCTCTGGTTCTCTTTTGATTCAATCCACTCAGTTAATAGGTCCCCTGCTAGTATTTTTTTACTCTTTACGGGTAAATCCCACCCCGCATCGTTTTTTATATTCAAAACTTGCTCCGTAACTTTTTGTAACTCCGAATCATCAGAGCCAATTACGGGTGGTGTTATTTTTACTATTTTCTTCTTTGGCATCAGTGTGTCCTGTTTAGTGTGTCGTTAATTCAAATGCGCCGCGCCGCTGCGCATTTGGTTGCATTAGTCAAATCGGCAGCGCCGCTGCCGATTTGCTTCCATAACTATTTAAATGTGCTAGTTAATATTCCTTGCAGCTCTTTTAGCTTGCGTTTGGTCTGCGCCTCTTCAAGCAGTGCGTTGCCATACTCAACGGCTAGTTGGTCTCGACCATCTACAATCTGATAACCCAGGCACTGCACCAACATGCTCATTGGCAGCATGCACTGGGTGGCCCAGCAAAATGCAGGCAGGTAACGGGCGGGAAAGTTATGACTTTCTTTGCTGGCTGCTGTCCAGGCATTGAGCTTGCGCAAAGTAATTTGGTCGGTCTTATCAAGGCACAGGTTCATACGATCGACTATGTGCTCACGGCCCATGCCGTTAACCCGTGCTTCACGAATCGCCTTATTAATGGCCCCCATTAGCTCTAAGTTAATATCTAAAAAGGGTGCCTCTTTTTTCTCTATTGCCGTGCGCTCAGCAAGTTGCTGGAACATATCAGCCTGAATGCTGGTAGAAAGTTGTTTGCGTCTAACCATTAACCCTTGCCTCCTGTCGCGATATGCTTTTGCCACTACATTTTCTAAATGCCCAGGAGCTAACAAATGCAAAACCACGATGAATTTGACGGATATAACGTGTACGAAGATGAACTGGTAAATGAGCTGTTAAGCAATATGTCTGTTTCAAACATACGTTCACTGCACGCCAAATTAAAAAAGCTAGGTTTCCATGATTGGTTGGGCTGGTTTTCAACGCATTTAAAAGAGATTGAGATATATGCTCAGGCAAGCCCGAAGCAACGTGATAACCAGAAACACGCAGAAGCTGATGCTGCATTGTTAATGTATGGTGCATTACAAATGCTTCAGCTTTCAGGGCGCATGGCGCACTACTTTGATAACCCGTGCCTTTTAAGTGACAACTCAAACTCACGCAACGTGCGAGCTGCTCGCGGTAAGATGTTATGGCAGGCAAACTTTTTGCCATGGTCACCATGGTTGTTTGATGAACCAGCCGAGCTGGGCAGCCCTTTTGCAAACGATGAAGAATCTTAATCATGCGGCTTGCGCCTCACGAATTCGCTTGGGTGGTTTGTTATACCGGCCATCAGGCCAGAGCCTGATTAGTGTTTTATTGGTTACCGATGATATGTAAGTGGCAATATCATATGAGGTGCTTGTGCCTCGAATAACCTGACTTACAGAAGAGCGCGAAACCCCCAGATTGTCTGCAACTTTGCAAGGCGGATACCCTGTTTTGTGTAGAGTCGCTATAATGTCTGCGTAATGCATGAATACTCCAAATAAATGGTATTAATGGTTTCTTGCTACTTAACAAATTAACCGAATGGTTATCTTTATAATATCGAATTAACCGTATGTCAAGTGATAAAAATAAAAATGAACCGTCTAGAGGCTCTCGATTGAAAGAGGAGAGAATAAGGATTGGTAAAAAATCGAAAGAGCTAGCCGAATTAGGCGGTGTTACACCAAAAACACAGGGGCTTTATGAAAGAGATGATGAGTCGGCTCGTGATCCCGATGGTGAATATTTCAATCGGATCGCAGAATCTGGTATAGATGTTCAGTATGTAATAACAAGTATTAAGGCTAAGCCCGTTGTTCCCATGTTTGATACTGATGGCAAAGAAATAGAGCTGGGAGATTTTACGGCTGAAGAGTTCTCATCAGCTATGTTACTGGTACTGGATGCGGCTGATGAAATGAACCTAAACATAAGAAAGCCTCAAATAATGGTGCTAACCGAACATGCTTTAGAGCAAGCTTGTACAAAAGACGAACTAAAGGCCTGGATAAAAACCACCTACGCCATGGCAGGTGTTGAGTTGCCAGATGAAAAGTAAGTCGCTAATGAGTCAGGGTAAGTTGTTGATATGGAGCAACATCATTGCACGGGCGTATTTATACTGAGATTTATTACTGTTTTTTAATGCTCGTTGCATTTGATTAAGCCATTTATAAATGGCGATAAGTTCAATGCCGTTACAATCTGGCATGATGCACTACTCCCTGTATTTATTGTTATTAATTATTGAGACTATAAAGATAGGCAATAAGTTTTATAAAATCAGTGTAAATAATATTAGATCATCACATTGACATAATTCGTCAGAATTCAATAAAGGAATTTATAAAGTGAAATTACTTACATGGTTATTGTTATTAATGTGTTGTTCATTTAATGCATTTTCAATGCAGCGCAGTGAGGTAGTTAAAATTGTAACGTCTAAAACATATGACTTAATAAACGAAAAAGATTTTGTTGAGGCAAAGAATGATAAAGGCCAAATAGTCTTTCGACATACTCCAACAGATAGCATCCCAATATTAGTTAATATTATGGGACCAAAGAAAAACGTAGCTGAAATCACATTAGCGTTTGCATTTACTGATGATAATGCCATTAGTGGCATGGCAATGCTCTCAACCCTATCAGGTGCAGCCATACCAGAAATAAAAAAAGAAACCGAGGCATGGGTAATTAAGGCCATATCTGAGTTGGCAAACACTGAGGGCGGTAATCGTGAATACACTTCAAATAATAAGAGGCTGTATATAGGTTTATTAACTAATGGCGTAGTTATGGTAAAAATAATATTAACAGATAATGCGTTTAACGGAGTTTACCCAAAAGGTATCGCCGCTTTCTTATATAGTGCAAAGCACGAGGGCAGTTTAAATGAAGGCATCAATTATGTGTTCTGGAGTGAGCTCTCTAAGAAATCAAAGAGACAGGATAAAATGTTCGAAGCGACCCAGCTGGTTGATGGGTATATAATATATGAATTAAGCGACTGGCATAATGATGAAGCAATCGATTTCACAATCGCAGTTCTTAAAAATGAAAACGACTTGTTTTTAAAAAGTCAAACACTTCGAAATAAATGCCACATTTATACTGGTAATCTTGAATTTAAAACGCTTAGCGGTGGCACTGAAATTATCCCCACATTCAAACCGCTGCCATTATCGACTTGCCTAAATTCATAACGATATTTTATTGAAAAAACAAACTTATAAATAACGCACGTAGCGCCCATCTAAGCCCTTAATCGCTATATCGACCCAGAAAAAACATCAAAACCCCGTACAAACGATTTTAAATCGGTTTTAAATCGGGTTGCAGGTGGCTTGTTGGGTGCAATTTTCAAATAACAGGCGCTTGCGCCTTGTCGACTTAATTTTTGTCATGTAATCTATTAATACGCCTGCACAAATAAACGGGGGAGACATTTTTCTCCCTTAGTTCTTTTCTACCACATGACGCAAACTTCGGTCATGCCAAATACAAATACAGATTTCAAAGGTTTTGACGATTACATCGAGTTGTTTCGCTCTGGTGAGCAAACATCATCTGATGGCACCACTCAAAATTTTACCCATAGCGACCTTGATGAAATGATCGCTAACCACAAACCTGCTCCCGCAGTTATTGGCCACCCTAAAATTGATGACCCATCTTATGCCTGGACTGAATCATTAAAGCGTGTCGGTGATGTTTTACTTGGCAAGTTTACCGATGTAGATGAACAGTTCAGCAAAATGGTTGAAAACAAACGCTTCCCCAATCGTTCAATACGCATTTCAAAAGGTGGCAACGGTTGGTTTTTAAAACATGTGGGTTGGTTAGGCGCAGCGGCTCCCGCTGTTGAAGGCTTAAAACAAGTTTCATTCAGTGAAGACGACAGTGAAAGCTTTGACTTTATGAGTGACGCTTATGCAACAAACGTAGTTGCCCGCACTTTTCGCCGTTTACGTGAATTTCTTATTACTCAATTTGATCTTGAAACGGCTGACACTGTATTGCCCGATTATGAAATTGAAGGGCTTACAGAATTAGCGACTGAACAACGCATGAAACCTGATGACGATTCCTCATTTAACAAACCCCATAAAAAAGACAGTGGAGATGCACCCGTGCCTAAAGAATATACTGACGAACAAATTAAAAAAATTCAAGATGATGCAGCGGCAGAAGCCACTTCGAGTTTCAGCGCTGAAAAAACCGATCTGCAAGACAAACTTAAAAAAAGCCAAACCGACAAACTAACTGTTGAGTTTCAGGCAACAGCTGATGACATGATCGAAGCAGGCACACTAACGCCCTCCATGGCAACAGGGTTTGTTGAATTCATGGTTGCTCTTTCGGGTGGTGACGTTGAGCTAGAGTTTAGCCAGGGCGAAGGCGACACAAAAACTGATGTTAAAAAATAACCCATCGACTGGTTTAAAGACTTTGCCAAGCAGCTGCCCGTGCAGGTTGATATGAATGAGTCAGATGCCGGTAACAAAATAAATACAAATAGCGAGACCTCATTCAATGCACCTGAAGGCGCAGTAGTTGATGCCGAGCGATTAGTTATTCATAACAAAGCAAATGAATACATGAAGCAAAATAACTGTGACTACGTTGAAGCTGTAATAGCGGTTTCGTAACTGCACATTTAAAACTCACAAATAACGTTACATAACTTTACACATATATATAGGTAAAAAATTATGCCAGCCACTAAAAACCCCGTACTTACATTATCTGTTGCCGCTGCTGCATTAGTGTTAGCTAACCGTGCAGTAAACCAGGACGGTAACTACTCCACTGCAGCCGGTAACAGCTTTGGCGCAACAACAGAAGATGCCCCCGCCATTGGCTCACAAGTGGGTGTTGATATGTTAGGCACCACCATTGTTGAAGCCGGTGCCGCTATAGCAAAAGATGCTTTGCTTCAAGTGGGTGCCAATGGGCAATACATCACACGAGTTGCAGGCGTTATTGTTGGCCGTGCAATGCAGGCGGCGGGTGCAGCCGGTGACAAGCTCGAAGCGGTGTTAATACCCAACTAATTTTTAAACCTGAATAAATTGTATTTTAAAACTAATTTAATGGCGATTTAACGGAGACACGTAATCATGCCCAATTCACCACAGAACCAAGTTATAGACCCCATACTGTCACGCGTATCGCTGGGTTATAAACACCCCGACCATGTTGCAACTGTTTTGTTCCCCATTGTGCCGGTGGCACAAAGTGGCGGCAAGATTATTGAGTTTGATAAATCGTCATTTCATTTATATAACACAGCGCGCGCGCCGGGCTCTAAAGCAAAACGCGCAACTTTCGGGCATGAGGGTAAACCTTATGCATTAGAAAACCATGCACTAGATGCCGTAGTGCCACGTGAGCACATGCGTGATGCCAGCCAGGTACCCGGCATCAATTTAGGTACACGTGCGGTTAACCTGGTGTTAAAAAGCGGCTCACTTATTTTAGAAAATCAGGCAGCGGGTGTTGCAACCAATCTTGCAAACTACGACGCGAATCATCAGGTCACACTAGCTGGCACTGATCAATGGAATGATTATGCAAACTCAGACCCCATTGGCGATGTTAAAGCCGGCCGTGAAGCGGTTCGCTCTAGCATTGGTGTGTACCCTAATGTTTTAGAGATTTCAGCTAAGGTTTTCGAGCAGCTTGAAGATCACCCAGCCATTCTCGATAAAATTAAATACACACAAACGGGTGTAGTCACTGAAGATTTATTAGCGGCCATATTTAAAGTAGAACGTGTCGTAGTGGGTAAAGCCATTGGTTTTAATGGTGCCGGTGCAAGCATCGACATCTGGGGCAAAGACGCGATTTTAACTTATTCACCAACCGATGCTATGGGCGCAGAAGAGCCCAGTTATGGTTTCACATACCAAATGGAAGGCCACCCACTTGTAGAGGTGCCATATTGGGATCAAGAATCTCGAAGCTGGGTTTACGGCATGACACACGAACGTGCGCCTGTTCAAACAGGCATCACCGCAGGCTTTATTATTAAAAACGCAGTAGCGTAAAAAATAACCCACGAAGAAGCGTAGAAGAAGATAACCGGAGTGGGATAAAGCTCCGGTTATATACCCAACAACACAGAGGTAGCCATGCCAAAAAATGAAATCACAATCGCAATCGTTTTATTTGCCATAAACCCCATTAAGTTTAAAGGCAAAACCATATATCAAAAAGAATTCACAATGGATGATGAAGATCATGCACGTGCCCTGGTTGATGTTGGCTCAGCTAAAGATGTTGATGGCTACTTTAATGAAGATGCTGATTTTGATGAAGACGCGCTGAATAAAACTTTATCTGCAGAAAATAAAGAACCAGTGAAAGGCAAACAGGCAGAAACTGAAACACCAGTATCAAATGAGCGCATTGAGTTAATTAAAAATGCGATTACAAAATTAGACCCAGCAACAAAAAGCCACTGGGATAAAAACTCAAAACCAAAATTGCAAGCGATAACAAAAATAACAGGCAGCATTATTCAAGCTGAAGAGCTGGATTATGTTTGGGCTTTAATTAACGGTTAATAAGGCAGTTAGATTATGAGCGATGTTTACAGTAGAGATTCACTATCACCGGTTAAGTCTAAACCTTTTCAAGGATCTTCAGCTGGTGACTTGTTCGTAGCAGATGGTTTTAAAATTACTCAGTATCATCCAGATTTAGTTATGAATAATACGGCTATAGCAGCACCGCTTCCTGAAGGGGTGGAGTTTGGCGGAGGAAGAGTCTTTATATTTAATAGGGGGCTCACAGGTCAATTTTCAAGACTAGCTTTTGGTGCTACTCAGGAAGAAGCAAATTCGAGATTAAATATCGTTGCAGGTGGGGCCACAACAGGGTTTCCAATTCCACCGCTTATTGATTATCAATTACCCCCATTAGGTGTGCCACTAGATGCAAAATTTGCAGCAATTTGTAACGAAACAGCAGGTAATGCACATGTGATTTCATGGAATGCAGGAGTCTAAAGTGGTAGTTCGTTTCATAGACAAAGAATGCGCAGATGACACAGGTTTTTCAGAAAGCCCTTACTTTACGGCCTTACTTGGTGTTTCAACGCCAGCTTATCAAAAAATAGAAACAGCAAATGCTATAAGCCTATTAAGCAGCGGTGATAGCTTGCATATTGCTGAAGGTGTTTATTTTCCACCTGGTCAAATAGGTGGAGCCGCATTTAGACGTTATTTTTATATCTATGGTGATGTTCGCATTGATGGATTAAATGCAGGTAATGTGCACGCTATTTTTGCAAATGGTGACGGTTGGTATAGATTTATAAAAGGTACGAGGGGTGCTATATTTTGGATTCAAAATTATACGAATAGTGTATTAAAGCAAATGCTTTACGCTTCTTATTCTGAGGTAACGTCTGATGTGCCAATAGTTATCACAGATTGCCCAGAATCAGATGGTGTTAGATGCCATAATGTGACAGCCACTAGAGACATAATACTAAACACATTAATTCTTAACAATTTACGTCATGGCGTTTATGCCGATGGAAGTGTTGCGAATAACGTAACTATAACTAATTTTTGCACGAATAAAGTTAATCGTGATGTGTACGCGCTATCATCTACGCACAACATAAATATAAATCAGTCTTATCTTGCTAGATCGTATGGCTTCCACGGATATGCTGAATCTGCCTGGGCGGGGACATTAACCTATAATAATTGCATTTCTATTGGTGGTGCTGCCCCGCATAATGATATATATCCATTCACTAAATTAACAGGCATAGGCACAATGAATATAAATAATTCATTTATCCTACCTGCACCTCGTTTTGCTAAAACAACTTTTCAAACAGTTGATACAAATGTAACAAGTGACCAGCCAGTTTTGAAAAATTCATTCATGAATGGTTCGGTATCATTTAATATTGACGATTCAAAAAATGAGACTGCTTTTGAAGCCTTAGTAGCTGAATGTAATTCAAGAGGTCTTAAGTGCGGCTGGGCTATTGACTGGCAAGAAAGAGATATGACTCCTGCTAAATGGGATCTTGCTAGACTATCTAAGTCACAGGGTCATGATCTATATATACATACAACGCATTCAGCAAATATGAGTGATCTGTTTTCATTCCGCATTCAATACACTGGTTTAGGTACAGCAGTTAGTCTCGATATAGTGGGTGACTCACTTACGACAACAGTTGATGCAGCGCAGGATTTAAATATAGTTTTATCAACTTATGATAGCGTCATTGATTTAGTTACATTTATTAATACACAAACTGATTATAGTGCTGAAACTTTTGATCAAGATACAGTTCGTGTAGGGGTTATTCTAGGTGCGGCTAGTGTTAAGTACGCAGGTGAACCAAGCACAGAAATGTTCGGCACACAAAATGAAACGGATATTAAATCAGCGCCCGCTGATATTTCTTATAACTCTGAGTTATTTTTCACAAGACAGATCACAGATAATGTAAATGCGATAGCAGAAAATACGGGCTACACGCCTACAAGCATGGTTTATCCTGGGGGTGAACATGCGGGCGCACTTGAAGAAACAATAGAAAGTTACGGCGTGCATATAGCGAGAGCAACATTGCCTCTCGCTGGTTTTGAAAAGTATTACCCAGATGATATTGACCCACTTAACATGAGTTCATGGCCCGTGGGTTATATAGCTCCGACAACGGATAGTGAAGCAGTAAGACGTCAAAAACTTATCGGTTTCTTTGAGTGGGTTAAAGCAACAGGCGCTCAAGTTAATTTATGGGAACATGGGTTGGTTGCCTATTCACAGGCTCAATGGGCTTTAGTTTTAGATGTAGCTGTGGAATGTGAAGTACCTGTTACAACTCTGACAGAGCAAGCCATTGAAATGCGAAAAGGCACAAGGTCTGTATCAAGCGGTCAAATCACTTATTCACAAGATATAAGCCAGGCGTTTGTAGACTACTGCTTTAACTTTGAGTACATAGATGGGTTTGCTGGTGAGTTCAAAGGTCTTAAACATTGGTCAAATTCAATCCCAAAAGGAATTGACGGCATATGGTTTCCAGATTGGGACATAACTATCGGGCCAAAGCAGTCTAAAAAATCAAATGGTTATCCACTAAACGTATAAAGTTATTGAATTAAATGCCATACACAACACCCACAATTATACTCGATCAATTCGGTGACGAAGAAATAGCCTTACTAGCTGCTTCTGAATACCCCGCAGTTGACGGCACCCTATTGCGTTTAACGGTAACTGCAGGTGATCGTTCAGCATACACCGCGCAAGAAATCGCAGATGCAGACCAAACATTGGTTCGCATTCAAGTTGCCATTAGTTCTGCAGAAAAATTAATAGACTCATATATCAGCTCACGCTACCCACTGCCACTTGGTCAGGCGTTTATAGACCAAAGCCCACTACCCGAATTTTGCAGCGACATTGTTCGCTTTAAATTAAGTGACAATCGCACAACTGAAGAAGTTGAAAACAGAAACAAAGAAGCCCTTCGCTGGTTGCGTGATGTGTCAATGAATAAAGCCAGCCTCGGTGAATTAGACACGGGCGTTGCATCACCACCTGGGCGAATGGTGGCACGTCAGGGTACTAGCAAAACAGACTGGGACACTTACTAATGAGCGGTATCAAACTCGAATATAAAATTGATGACCGCGAAGTAATGCGCGCCATGAAAAACATAGAGAACTTTAACAGCTATGAAATGTTCGATGAAATAGGCAGCTATTTAGATTCATCAGTGACGCAACGTTTTAAAGAAGGTGTTGACCCAGAAGGTGTGCCCTGGATAGAAAGCGAACGGGCAAAACAAGAAGGTGGAAAAACACTGGTTAATAAAACTCACCTTCGAGATTCAATAACACATATACCCAGTGACGATAGTGTTGAGCATGGCAGCGATATGATTTATGCAGCCATTCACCAGTTTGGTGGTGAAACAGGTCGTAACAGTGCAACCACAATTGAACAGCGCGCTTTCATTGGCATTAATGACGACGATGAAGATGAAATAAATGGCATTGTTAAAGACTTTTTAAATGAGGTTTTAAACTAATGTTAACGCAAGTTGAAAACAATTTAATAACCACCATTAAAGAGGCATTTAATAACACGCTGCGCGCCGTTGAAAGTTTGCCGGGTGCGTTAACGCTTACAATGATTAAAACCATGCTTACCTCATCACCAGCAGTTTACGTGTCTTTTTTAGGGGGTAGAAATTTAGGCCAGCACTCATGGGAAACAACGTGGGCCTGTTATGCGGTAACCAGACAAGGTGACCAACAAAAACGCAGGCAAGGTGAAGCACGCGTTATAGGTGCTTACAATATCATTGATCAGCTCATTCCGTTAATTGATAACCACCTCATTGCTGAAGTGGGTACATTTAGTTTTCAACGAGCGCAAAATTTATTCACCGTGCCTCTAGATAAACAGGGTGTCACCGTTTATGCGGCAACCTTCACAATCATGCTTGAAAAGTCATATCAGGCAGACACAAGCGCCATGAATGATTTCGCTACATTTAATGCAGATCATTCCCTGGTACCGGGCGCTGATGAACCAGCGGCCGTAGACAACCTAACACTGGAGCAATAATCCATGCCAACCATTAATACTATTTATATAAAGCCAGCAAAAGAAAAAACGATTATTCGTATGCCTGAAAAACAAAACCAGATAATGCCAGCCCACGGTGCACAAGTTGAACAGAACAGTTTCTGGTTACGTCGTTTAAAAGATAAAGACGTTATGAAAACATCAGCTGAAGATTTTAAAAAAGCTGAAAAAGGTTTGCGTGACAAAGTTAAAAAAGAATCATCTAAAAACAATGGCCCAGCTGCCACTAAATCGGAGTTATAAGCTATGCCCATTTCATTTAATAATATACCCGCTAACCTGCGAGTGCCTGGCACCTTTATTGAATTTGACAATTCATTGGCCGGTAACTCAAACATTGCTTTTAAAGTATTAATCGTTGGACAACGCTTAGCAGCGGGCAGCGTAGCTGAAGGTGTGCCCACATTGGTAACCAGTGTAGAGCAGGCAGAAACCTTTTTTGGCCGTGGCTCTATGTTGGCCGAACAAATAAAAGCGTTAAAAGCAGCGAACCAATTTATAGAAACATGGGCCATTGCACTTGATGAAGCCGGTGCAGGTGTAGCCGCCGCTGGTAGCATAACCACCACTGGTGCAGCCACGGCCAGTGGCACGCTCTCGCTTTATATTGCAGGCAAAAAAATTAATGTTGCAGTAAACAGTGCAGACTCACAAGACGCCATAGCAACGGCAATTGCCGCAGCCATAAATGCAGACACCTCTCTGCCGGTAATAGCAGCAGTAAATGGTGTTACCACTGAGCAAGTTGACCTCACCTGTAAATGGAAAGGTGAAACGGGCAACGATATTGATGTGCGTTTAAATTACTATGGAGAGTCGACACCCTCTGGCATTGCCATCACGTTTGGCGCTATGGCTGCAGGTGTTACCAACCCTGACTTGAGCACGGCCATAGCCGCCATGGGAAATGAATGGTGGAACTGGATGGTAATGCCTTTCACTGATGCGCCAAATTTGGTGGCACTTGAAACCGAACTAGATGCACGCTGGGGGCCACTTCAACAAATTGGTGCCAGAGCATTTTGTGCTTTTAAAGACACGTTGGCCAACACCTCAACTTTCGGTAATGGCGGAAACAACCCACATGTAAGTTGCATGGGCATAAACACATCACCCACGCCGCCTTATATTTGGGCATCTATTAATTCAGTTGTTGCCGCCGCCGCTTTAAGCATTGACCCGGCTCGACCATTACAAACGTTAAAACTACCCGGTGTTCTACCACCGGCTATTGCTGATCGCTGGACAAATTCAGAGCGCAACACACTTTTATTTGATGGCGTTGCAACCTACACCGTGGCGGGTGACGGTTCAGTACAAATTGAACGCCAGATAACCATGTATCAATTAAATGCGGCAAGCCTGCCCGATGATTCTTACCTGGACATCAACACACCTGAAACGCTTGAACGTTTTCGTTTTGAACAGCGTTCACTGTTTGCACAAAAATTTCCACGACATAAGTTGGCAGAAGACAATGCCCGTGTAGGTGTTGGCCAACCCGTTATGCAACCAAAAATTGCAAAAATTGAATTATTAGCGCTTTACCGTGTGATGGAAGATAACGGCTGGGTGCAAGATTACGACAACTATAAAGCCACACTGGTTGTGCAAATTGATGCGGGCGACCCATCACGATTAAACGTGCAAGACTCGCCCACATTAGTTGGCCAGTATCGCGTGCATGCACAAAAAACTCAGTTTCAACGTTAAGGGGTAAAAAATTATGGGACAGCTAACAGGCAGACTGACCATCCGTATTGATGGGCAAGAAAAAAAATCAAAAGACGGTGCAACATTAAACCCAGGCGGTGTAAACCGCACCACTGAAAAAGGCGGTGGACGTGTGCATGGTTACACTGAGGAAGATGAGCAACCCTCTGTTTCATTTAAAATGGCACATGATAAAGACACAAGTCTACTGGCACTGGGCAAACTTACTGATGCGACTTTGAGTTTTGAAACTGACACAGGAGTGATATTTACACTGCGCGGTGCTTACACAACAAAGCCACCCACGCTTAATGGTAAAGAAGTTGATATGGAAATGGATGCCGTTGAATGTGATGAGTTGATATAGCCATGGCCATAATAGACGTACCTTTAATTGTGGGTTACAAAATTGGTGAAGACCTTCTTTATGATGCAAAAATTCGCGACATTACAGCTGGCGATATTATTGAGTCACAGGTGAATGCCGAGCGATTAATGCAAACCGAAAATGGCCCCGAGCTGGTGACCAGCCCAACCTTAGCTGGTGTGCATATGTTGCGCAGACAAATTGTTTCAATTGGTAATGTTAACGGGCCATTATCGTTAGATGAAATATATCGTCTAGACCCACTAGATTACAACTTGTTGCAATCAAAAGCTGAAGAGCTTGAAACAGCGGCTATGAAAAAAATAACTGCGGAGGAAAACGCTCAACGGGGGCGAGATAGTGAGGGAGAGTCAGGCGATTAACTCGGCTGTGCTAACCCTTGCCATTCACGCCGGATGGTCTGAAACCGATATACATACTATGCCGCTTCAACGCGTGCTTTGTTACTTAACATTACTGGATAAAGATGAGTGATTTAAAAACATCAGTTGTTATTGATTTACGTGGCAATTTAGCCAGTCGTGCTCGAGCTTACACGCGCAGCATGACTCGCTTTGCCAGTAAAACTATTCGCAATAACAAACTGCTGCGTCGCTCATTAAGCAGCACCGGCAAAGCCATTAAACGAATGGGTAACCGGTATACAGCATTAGCAACGGGTGTTGCGACAGGTTTCGCCGTTCGAGGTGTTTTAGATTTAGAAGAACGCTTTACTCGGTTAGGTATTCAGGCCAAAGCATCTGAAAAAAGAATGAACGAACTTAAACAACGTATTTTTGAAACGGCACAGGCACCTGATATCCGCATAAACCCAGATAACATTACTGCTGCGATTGCCGAAATTGTTGAAAAAACAGGTGACCTAGATTTTGCTGAGCAAAACATTAGAAACATAGGCCTGGCATTGCAGGCAACAGGTGCTGATGGTTCAAGCATTGGCGGCATATTAGCGGAGTTTCAAAAAATTGGAATTAAGAGCCCTGCTGAAGTAATGAAGGCGCTCGATATTTTAAATGCACAAGGTAAAGAAGGTGCATTCACATTACAAAATTTAGCAGCGCTTGGGCCACGGGTTGTAACGGCTTATACATCATTAGGCAGAACAGGCGTGCCAGCGTTACAAGAGATGGGCGCGGCACTTCAAATAATAAGGCAAGGCACGGGTTCATCTGAGCAGGCTGCCACAGCTTTTGAAGCTGTGCTGAGAACATTTTCAGATAAAGAAAAAATTAAAAAACTTAATGCTGGCGGAATTAAAGTTTTTGACCAGGAAGAGTTAAAAAAGGGTAACGAAGTGCTTCGCCCAATTAATGAATTAATGGCTGAAATTGTAACTAAAACAAAAGGTAGAAAAACCCTGCTGGGCTCGGTTTTTGATGCTGAAGCCATTCGCGCATTTAATGCATCTTCAGGTGAGTTTCAAAGAACCGGCAAAGTAGGTTCAATTGAAAAATTCATGAATGTTATTGCTAACGGTGAAACCGCACGTGACTCCTCGCGAGCGGCAAATATATCTAAAGGTTCACTTGCAAATGCATCAACGAGTTTTTCACGTGCAGCGGATGATATTTTGGCAGGCCCAATTAAACAAGTGGCTAACAAGTTTAATTCTTTTTTAGAGGGCAGAACAATTGACACGTTAGTGTCAAATTTAGGTGGCCGTGAAGCAACAAGGCGATTACAACTGCGTAATGTTGCAGAGCATAAAGATCCGTTTATAGGCCAGTTAGATATTAAGATAGATTCTGAAGGCCGCGCCATCGTTAAAAAATTAAAAAGTAACAACTCAAATATTAACATGGATGTAGAAACCGGCATGCAAATGGTGAACCCATGAGTTGGCGCGATCGTTTTACACCAGGTGGCAAATTTCGTGACGCTGAGTTCTGGATAGAAACTGATGATCTTGAATTTGGTCACCGTAAAGTGGTGCATGAGTTTCCACTACAAAATAAACCACAAGTACAAGACATGGGCCTTAAGGGTCGACAATTTTCCATGCGTATTTTTGTTATTGGTGAAAATTACGATTTTGACCGAAACAAATTAATACAGGCGATTGAAACACCAGGCATTGGTGTAATGGTGCATCCATATTACGGCACCATGAATGTGCATATACTCGACGCCAGAAAAACAGAGAGCACGCGTGAAGGTGGCAAGGCAACGTTTAATTTAACGGTGCTAGAAGCGGGCGAAGCTGAGTTTAATTTTGAAACACCAGAAACTGCCGAAGTTGTTGAAGAAGAAGCAGAAAAAACACTGGCCGAATCAATTGAAGAGTTTGGTGAAAACTTTGAGGTGTTAAACCAGATACAGGAGTTTGTAGAAGACGTTCAAAACACCATTGAAACCACTTTAGACGCTATTGAAAATGTTGTTGATGGCATCACCGGCCCTATAACCAGTTTAATACGTGCACCGGCTGAAATGGCCAGTGCGCTTACCGGCACATTAAGCGGTATTCGCAGCTCTCTGCAAAGCCCGTTTCAGGCATTAGATATTTACACCACCCTGTTTGGTTCTGACACAGACACATCAAACATGTCTGTAGCTACTAGCAACAGAGTGCAGCTTAAAGAAAATACAGATGCCTTTAATTCATTGGTGAAACGCAGTGCAATTGCTGAAGCTTGCAGAACGATCGCAATTATAAACTGGGAGTCGTTAGATGATGCTATAAACATTCGTGACCAGGTGCTGGGTGCAATTGATGAAGAAATGGAACAGCCAATGGGCGATGGTGTGTTTAATGCCATGAGTGGTTTGCGTGCGGCCATTGCTGAAGACATCCGTATAAGGGGTGCAAAAATGCCCCGCATTAAACATTTTACAACTGAGGCCCAGTTGCCTGCTTTGGTGTTAGCCCACCGCATTCATAATGATGTTTCACGTGATAATGAAATAATTAATCGTAACCATATTAAACACCCTGGCTTTGTTTCTGGTGGTAGGTCAATAGAGGTGTTGGCCGATGTCTGAAATTGTATTAAAAACAAATGGCAAAATTCACGCGGGTTGGAAGAGCGTGGTTGTTCGTTTGAGCATAGAGTCTATTGCCGATTTGTTTGATTTAACCATAACCGAACGCTGGTCAGATGATAATACCCGCAGGCCTATTCAATCTGATACGCCCTGTGAAATTTGGATTGACGATACAAAAGTGGTAACGGGTAATGTTGATGAAGTGGCCCCTGAGTATGATGCTAACCAACATGAAATAAATATCATCGGCCGTTCTAAATTAGGTGACCTGGTTGATTGTGCTATTGAACCCAAAAGCTGGAAAAACCAACCGCTCGATAAATTAGCAAATATTATCTGTGAGCCATTTGGCATTAAGGTAATAGTTGAAACAGATGTTGGTAAGCCATTTAAAAAAGCAAGCGTTAATGGCGGTGAGTCACCCTTTGAGTTTTTAGAGCGTTTAGCCAGAATTCGTGCCGTGCGTTTAATGAGCGATCGTGAGGGAAATTTAGTTATTACCCGTGCCGGTACCCAGCGCATTAAAACAGCATTGGTGTTGGGTGAAAATATTCTGCGCGCCAGTGGCACATTTTCTAGCCGTGATCGTTTTAGTGACTATACCGTGCTTGGTCAGAACGCAGGCACCGATAATGCCTTTGGTGCATCGGCATCTGAAAACAAAGGCACGTCTAAAGATACAAAAATAACCCGTCACCGCCCAATGGTAAGTGTGGTTGATGGCACGGTTGATTCCGATGATTGTAAAAAACGCGCACAGTGGGAGCGCAACACTCGCTATGGCAGAAGTCGCGCTGTTGTTTACACCGTTATGGGTTGGCGTCATGCAGAGGGGTTGTGGCTGCCTAATAAAATGGTACCGGTGAAAGATGAGTATTTAGGTATTGATGAAGACCGACTCATAACCACAGTGCAATTTGGTATAGATGAATCTCAGGGCGAAGTAACAGAAATTCAGGTAATGCCAAAAGAGGCATTTGAACTGGTTGAGCTACCTGAAGAGTCAGATGACGGAGGCTGGGGTTAATGGATGTGCGCAGACTTCAAAAAGTATTAAAGCCTTATCACCGACGTATTAATAATTTAGTTAGTCGAGGTGTTTTAAATTTGGTTGATGCTGCCAGCAATTTACAAACACTTCAGGTTAATTTACTCGCCAACGAAACGCTTGATGATGTTGAGCACTTTCAGCCCTATGGTTTTACCTCTCACCCCAAAGAAGGTGCAGAAGTTTTACTGACCAGTTTAGGTGGCCAGCGTGATCACTCAATAGTGTTTTGTGTTTCTGACAGGCGTTTTCGTTTAAAAGATTTATCACAAGGTGAAGTGGCGTTGTTTACCGATGAAGGCGATGTTATTCACTTTAAGCGTGGTAATGAAATTTTAATTAAAGCGGCAACCAAACTGACCATAGATACACCCGAGGCAAATTTCACAGGCAATGTAAGTGACGCCAATGGCTCAATGCAGGAAATGCGCGATTTCTACAATTTGCATCAACACCCTAACGGTGACAACGGTAACCCAACGGGCCCACCCGACACGAGCATGACGTAATGGATATTGCATTAAAACAAATAAATTTTTCAGAGTTTGATCTAGCTATAGAAGGAAATGACCTGTTAGCCGATAACGGTATGCGCACCGCTATTATTATTTCACTTTTTACAAATCGTCAGGCAGAAGTTGATGACGTTATACCAGATGGTAGTGACAACAGACGAGGCTGGTGGGGTGATTCGTTTAATGCCATTGATGGCGATTTAACCGGCTCACGCCTTTGGTTGCTGGGCCGCGAAAAACAAACACAGGCAGTATTGTTGCGTGCTAAAGAATACACCGATGAGGCATTGCAATGGATGTTAGACGATGGCGTAGCCAGTAGGTTAGATATTACAACTGAATGGTTAGATAACGCGACACTTGGCATACAGGTAAAAGTATTTAAAGCAGATGAAAATTTGTTTAATGAGATTTTTGAATATTCATTGGAGTCATTATAAATGCCTTTTAGCCGATCTACTTTAAGAGAAATTGTTACCCGAACAGAATCAGATGTGCAAAGCCGTTTGCCTGGCACTGATGCAAGGTTGCGTAGAAATTTATTAAATATAATAAACCGTGCCTACTCAGGTGCGGTGCACGGTTTATATGGTTATCTCGATTGGTTGTCTAATCAAATTATTATGGACACAGCCGAAGATGAAGTGCTCGATCGCCATGCAAATATTTATTTAAAACAGCCACGCAAAGATGCAGGCCCATCACAAGGCAATGTTGCTTGCAGCGGTGTTGACACTACGTTAATACCAGCAGGCTCATTACTACAGCGCTCTGATAGCATCGAATTTTCAACAGATGCCGACGCAACTATTGTTGCCGGCAGCGTTACCGTTGCGGTTACATCGGTTACGGGTGGTGTTGACACAAACACGGCCGCTGCCAGCACGCTTCAGTTTGTAAGCCCTATACCCGGCATAAACAGTTCGGCCGCCGTTGATATTGCAGGGCTTATTGGTGGTGTCGATAAAGAAAACAATGAAGACTTATATAACCGTTTAAAAGCTCGAATTCAAAAGCCGCCACAGGGTGGTGCAAAGCATGATTATATTGCCTGGGCGTTAGAAGTAATTGGTGTCACCAGAGCTTGGTGTTATCCACTAGAAGATGGTGCAGGCACTGTAAAAGTACGTTTTATGATGGACGATAAATATGCAGATGGCATTCCGCTTGCAGCTGATGTAACAGACGTTCATGACTATGTTGAAACATTACGACCTGTAGGTTTAGCCGTGGGTGGTTATACAACAGTTGCGCCTGCGCCATCACCTATCAATTTCACCATTTCAGTAACGCCCAACACAACAGCAGTTCAAGATGCAATAAAAGCGGAGTTAGCCGATTTAATAAAACGCGATAGTGAGCCAGGCGGCATTATTCGCATTAGCAGACTTCGTGAAGCCATAAGTTTAGCTGCAGGTGAAACCGATCATGTTTTAACAGCCCCTGCAGCTGACGTTACACACACAACAAATCAAATAGCAACTATGGGCACAGTAACATTCTCTTGATATGACAAAAGATAGCTATAAACAATTACTGATTTCACTGCTGCCTAAAGGGCCTATATGGCCGAGTGCTGAAACAGACAACACCTTCACAGATTTGCTCGATGGCTTAGCTGAAGAGTTAGCAAGAATAGATGCCCGTGCATTAAATTTATTAGAGGAAGCTTTTCCAAATACGACCAATGAATTACTAGTAGATTGGGAGCGCGTAACAGGCCTGCCAGATAGTTGCACAGGTGTGCTAAACACACTGCAACAAAGACGCAATGCACTAATGGGTGTGTTAACCACTGAGCGAAGTTTATCTAAACAATTTTATACAGATATCGCCGAGCGCCTGGGTTTCACAATTACCATTACAGAACTGCCTAACTGGACGTGGCAAGTTAATGCCGCAATAGGTGCAAACACTGTTTATTTTCGAGTGGGTTCATCCACGATGGGTGAGCCACTAGTTTCTTCAGAAAACAACTTATTAGAGTGTGTAATGCAGGCGTTAAAACCCGCGCATACATCTGTAATTTTCAATTATATTTAGAGGTGATTTATGCATCGAGTCGATGACGCAACCGCAGCAGATGTTCTACCAGTAGCCGAACCCGTAGGGCCAAAACCAAATAAGTTTTTTGCCAACAATACAATTTTACAACGTGACTTTATGAATGCCTTGCAGGAAGAAGTTTGTGGCATTGTTGAGGAAGAGGGAATCGTACTTGATAAAACAAAACGCGATCAGTTATTAGCGGCATTAGACTCAAGGTTTCCACGTTTAGAAACTGTAGGAAATCCGGTGGGCCATTTTTATGCGCACGAGGCAGCCACCCCTGATATGACAATATTGATTGATGCTGGGCGTGTCGTTTTTGGTGGTGTTTTGGCTACGCAGCCTCAGCAAACATCTGCCTTATTTGTAGCGCCTGTAACAAACCCACGAGTTGATCGCATTGTAATTGACGAAGCCACGGGTGCAGCCTCTATTGTGCAAGGTATTGAAGCGGTAACCCCCGTGGCTCCTGATATACCGCCGGGTAAATTACATAACTGCCAAATTCAGTTAGAAACCACCACCACTGAAATTACAAACAACGTGATTGAGATGATTGTTGACGAGCGAACAACCGCTCATCAACACGATCATGGCCCTTCGTTTAAAGCGTATATAACGGCGAGCTACTCAACAGCTGCAGGGGAAAGGTTTGCGTTTGATGGTGTTGATGAAAATAACGGTGGGCGATATAACAACACAGCAGCATCGGTTGATGGTATCCCGGCGTATTCATTTAAACCAAACATAGCTGGCTGGTATGAAGTTTCTTTTTTAGTAACGCTACGATCATCAATAACATTTAGCGCCTGGGCTAGCCTAAACAGTCAGTGGGGTACGAATCTTAACGCCAGAATATATAACGAGCATACTAGTGCCCTTAATTGGTATACGTATCAGACAACAGAGCTTCGATATTTTAATGGTTCAACTGATTCTGTAAATGCATATTTTGTGAATCCTATTAACGATATAGCAATTGCTACGGATTTTTCAAATAATCGTAGCACCTGGTTTAGAGCTCGTCGCATTCCAGGGTTATAGAAAATGAAAAGGTTAGAAATAAAATAAAAAAAAGAAGCGACTAGTCAGGTGCACCAACACCCAACTAGCCGCCGACCACGGTGAACAAAGCACCGTGAGCCAGCCAAGGCTTCCCCCTACGTCGACGCAGGAACAGGCAGCCTAGCACAAGATTGTTAATAATAAAAAAGAGGCTCACGATGAAAAAACCATTTATACCCTGGATGGGTGGCAAAAGCCGCCTTGCAGACAAAATACTCCCCATATTCCCTGAACACACTTGTTACGTTGAACCCTTTGCCGGTGCAGCTGCTCTGTTCTTTAAAAAGCAGCCCAGCAAGGTTGAAGTACTCAATGATATCAACGGTGAGTTGGTTAACCTGTACCGCATACTACAAAACCACTTAGAAGAGTTTGTACGCCAGTTTAAGTGGGCCATAACCAGTCGACAGGTATTTGAATGGGAGAAAATGAAACGCCCAGAGACCCTAACTGACATACAAAGAGCCGCCAGATTTTACTACCTTCAAAAGCATGCATTTGGTGGAAAGGTAGATGGCCAAAGCTTCGGAACAGGCACAGATCGCACCCATGGCATCAACCTGTTAAGAATAGAAGAAGAGCTAAGCAGTGCCCATTTAAGGCTGCACCAGGTGTTTATTGAAAACCTTGATTGGTCGTCCTGTATTGAGAGATACGATCGCCCACACAGCCTGTTTTACCTAGACCCACCATACTGGGGCACAGCAGGCTACGGTGTAGACTTTGGTATCGATCACTATAAAAAGATGGCTGAACTAGCCAACAGCATCAAAGGCAACATGGTAATAAGTGTTAATGATTGCCCCAAAATGCGAGAGGTATTCAAGGGTCTGAAGATGAAAACAGTGCCAATAACTTACACTGTAGGAGGCAAGCAGGGCCGCAAACCAAAGAAAGAACTTATAATATGTAATTGGTAG